ATTCATAATATATATACCCCTTTCCTTTTTAGTTTCCCGGGCTTGCCACCGGTTCGCGCATTATTCCCGGGCCTCCACCCGGGCGGCTCTGCTATTCGTCCGTATTAAATCCCGGACACATGTCCGCCAATGCAATATGCCCTATAACATCAATTTCGCTGCCATCGTCATGGGTGCTACTGGAACCCAATATCGGTTTACCGCAGATGCATAATTCATAATCTGTAATATTTCCCTGAACACCGATTCCAACAAATTCGCCAGATGGCTCGTGGTTTATTTTTTCGTTTGAGTTTTCCATTTTATTTCGCTCCTTTCCTTTAAAATTTAGAAACCCCCCAAACGCTCCTTGATGAGAGAGGCGGTTCAATGGGGGGCTTCATGCGTCCAAATAAAAAAAACCGCCTTTTCTCTCATCAACAATAGTATATCACATAAAATAGGTTTTGTCAATGGGTTTTACTATTAATAATTCTAATAGTTGCATTATAAGATTTACTTATACTCTCATTATAAGATTTACTTATACTCTCATTATAAGATCATCTAATACCTTATTATTGTAACCCCTTGATATTTCAAGCCTCATAAGTTCTTAAAAATCTAAATTCTTTATTTTTTATTCCAGGGGGATGTGGTAGTTCCGGCGGGGACTGCCGGTTCAAGACAACTCCCTTAGCGCGTAGTAGCGCGGTATTCTTTAAATAAAATATTATTTTCCTTCTGTTAAAGTATTGCAAAGGGGAGTGGTTAGCGTTGTTCGACTGTTATACAATTGCGTATGATGACCTCTGTGCCTAGCGTGGTTAAGTTGTGTTGTTTCTTTTTGGTTTGACAAAGTCAAACAAATACTGTATAGTATTTTCAGGCTTAGAGAAATTATAAATTTTGTAGCCCCGTTAGTTTCCTCTAAGCTTCTGACGGGGTTTTCTTTTCAATTACTGGAACGAGGGAAGAAATAAAAAGTTTAGATATCCTTTCTTTAAAAAAACGGACTCCTTTTATAAAGTACAAAATCCTATATTCTTTTGGCCACTTTTAGATTATAGGTGAGAGGCAATTTAAAATAAGTAATAGCGCTTTAAGCGCCTTTTCCACACATATAAGTAAATCCTTTCTGTAAATAATAATTATCTTATAAACTAAATAGCCACTTTTAAACTAAGAGAGGCAGTTATTATTATTGTAATGCCTTGCAATTAACAAAGAAATCAGCTAAATTATATATAGTGAAAAAGAAACTAAAAAAACTAAAAAAAACTAAATCTAAACCATTGCCAAAGAAAAGACGGTTATTTGCGGAGTTTTACGACGGAGACGGTAAGAAAGCAGCAATAAAAGCCGGATATAAAAAAAAGAGTGCAGGGGTTATAGGTTGTCAGTTGTTAAAGGTCCCGGCAATAATTAAATTAATAAGATCCCGGCAAAACAAAATAAATAAATCAAAAAATAAAGCGCTCGATAAGAAAGGGAAAACAGTAGCAAAAGCAATAATGACACGTGAAGATAGGATGCAGTTCTTATCAGATATGGCGCAAGATGATAAATATGAACCGCGGGACCGGATAAAGTCAGTAGAGTTGTTAGGTCGTATGTGCGGAGATTTTCTTGGTAAAGAGGACACATCCTTGACACGAACAACAGTTTATAATATACTGGTTCAAGCAAGGGAACAGCGCGGCTTACCAAACAAAGGACAGAAAGTTATAGATATTGAGGGAGAGTAAACATGTGTTTCTTTAGAACATTTCATTTTAGTTTAAATAAAGATTCTTATTGGAATATAGATAGAAGCGGCTTAAGAAAAAAAAGCAGCTTTTTTGTTCTAATATTTAATCTTGGAAGGTTAGAGATAGAAATAAGTAATCTCGCATGGCCTACATTTTTTTTGTAAATGGTGGTATGGAGAATGATGAAAAAATTTGAATTGAACAAAGTGCAAAAAAGGATCCAAAAATCAATACTGGAGATGAAAAGTAAGCCTCTCCCATTTAGGGGCATAGAGTTGATTAAAGGGAGGGCTTACCAAGAGGAAGTTAAAGAGGGGATTAAATGAACGAGAAAAGAGAATTAAGCGAAGTTGAAAAATGGGTAAATCAATCACAATTACAAGAAAAAGAAAATGCCAAGCTGAAAGATGAACTTGTCATCAAGGATAAGGCTTTAGAATTGGCTTGCATTGATAAGGCTTTAGAATTGGCTTGCATTAAAATTAAAAGTGATAGACACCCTATAGTTCGTGGAATATCATTAGATATGGTTGATAAATCAGTAAAACACTACCTAAACCAAGCGAGGAAGAAATGAGTAAAGGTGGAAAGCTTCGCGGTTACTCTCAAAAGAAATTGTCTTCTCAAGAAGAGAACTTTTATTTATTAAGAAAGAGATCAGTTGCGTGTACAAATTGCAATAAGTCAACAAAAGATTATCGGACTCGTAAAGGTTGGGTAACAATCTCATCTGATGCAAATACTGGCGCACGGTTAATAAAGATTAATAAAACGATAACTCATGTTGAGAAGATAGGAAAGAATGAATTATATGTTCTAACAGAACGAATAGACTTTTGCAGTATAATCTGTTTAATTCGTTATCTAAAAAAGGTACAAAACAATGGCTAAAAAGAAAATAGAGAAGCTTGTTAAAGCGCGGACTATTCTATTTGAATTACTCCAAGAGATAGAATATCAAAACGATATTTCTAAAACCAAACACCTTGAACAAGCCCAAGAAGTTGAAAGAATTTATAAGCTCTATAATTCAGCTTTAGGTAGAAGTAGGGATGTTGAGGATGAAAATAGAAGATTAGAAAAAGAAAATAAGCAACTATGGCTTATAAAACTTGAAAATAAAAATCTTAAAAAAGAAAAAAAGGATTTAAAATCTAAATATGAAAAAGTGATAAAGGATTATTTAAAAAATAAAGGAGTTAATATATATGGCAAAAAAAACTGATTATTCAAAATGTAAAGATATGTGTTTCGTTGTGCGTACAGACTTATATAGCTACAACAAGAAAACAAAGAAAAAAGGGAAAAAGTTGCGGGAAACAAAACAATACGGTTTGGGATTTAATGGTATTCTTAAACTCCTACATTTTAGCCAAAGAGTTGGCATTTATGTTGAGGACGCAATAAAAACCGAGATTGAAAAAAGAAAATAAAATTAAAACCAATAAAAATAGTCCTTGTAATTTAAAAAAAAGAGTCATATAATATAATTATGAAAATAAGTGATTTAAAACTTGGAATCAATATAATCGTTATACCCGGCAATAAAGTAAATATAAATATCTCAGAGATAGGGCAGGACTATGTGAACGGATATCTTAAGGGATATCCTTCTTCCTCCGAGATTCGAATTTCAAAAGATACAGTACAAAAATGGAATAAACCAAAGGAGACTATAAAATGAGGGAAATAACAAACATTAATCAAATACTACCAGCAAATCATAAAATCTTAATCAAAGTTGATTCAGATATTGAAAAGAAAGGTGGAGTATTTATTCCAAAAAGCGCAGACCAAAAAAGTGAAATATGGGCAGGGGAAGTTATAAGTATAAGTCCCGGTTGTGATTTAGTTGATGCTTGTGTTGAAAAGCTTAAACCTGGGGTCGTAGTGGTTACAGATTGCAATTATCTCACATGTCCGCAATTTAAGATAGGAAAGGATATATATTCCCTTATTGATGAAGGAGAGATTGTTTGTATTTTTAAATAATGAAATTACCTAAATCAATCATAATCGCTGGACGCGAATATACTGTAAAACAAAATCCTAAATCTGCTGGTGGGAACGGAAATATCCGCGATTGTATAATAACTATTGGCACTAAGTTACCGAAAGAAATTCCAATAGTATTTTTACATGAAGTTTGTGAGGTTATTATGGTTGAGCGTGGGGTAAGGTTTGATCATACAGATGATTTACCTTATGAATTATTATTTAATTTCAACCATAAAGAGTTTGAAAATATAATATGTGATCTATCATACGCTTTAAAAGGTGTAACCTTCCCAATGGGAAATCAAATAAAGGATAAAAAAAATGGCCAAAAGAAAAATAAGAAAGAAATCAGTAAGTAAAAAGAAAGTAGCTCCTAAGAAAATAAAGAGAGTTAAAAAAGTAAAGCCGATAGTTGATGAAGCTTCTTCGTTCAATGAAGATAAAACAAAGGATGAAGTTGTTAAGCCCGCCGCTAAGGCGTCTGAAATTAAAAAAGGGTGGAGTGTCAATGAAGCTGGAATACTTGTAAGAGATGGCGAGCTTGTTAAATGCCCGTTTGAAGGATTCAAAAACTGCAATAACAAATGCCCTCACTATGAAGATATTAAATTATCACCTCCGAAATTAAGAGTTGTAGGTGCTATGCTGACATGCGGCACAGGAAAAAGAATTAGTTTCGATAGGTAAAAACAAATCGTGTGATGTAGTAAGGTCCGGGTGAATTCCGACTGTTTGGTTACATAGGCTCACCCGGCCATCCGGAGGAAAAATGGCAAAGACAAAAATTATAGTAAACTATTCATGTAATCATGATGGGAATAAATTAGATCCTATCAGAGAAGTTTTTTATGATGTTATTGATGTTAAAGAAAAAGAATGTTTCTGTTTAATTAATCCAGAGACATCTAAACCTATTCGTACTCTTATGAATAAAAGATATGAAACAGAAGAGATAAAACCCGAATGAACAAACGAGTCTATATCCAGTTTAAAGATTTAGGAGTTCTGCCGGAGTTTTCTGCAACAGGTCAGGGACTAGGTGGAGCCGACTTAAATATTGAATTTAAGGATGTTGTTTTATCTCGTAAGCGAAAACGCAAAATAAAAAGAGTAAAAAAATGAAAATAACAGCTATGTACTTCCATGGGTCTCCCCGCGGAAATTTCTGCGGATACTGTGATGTTGTTTTTAATAGAATTTTAAAAATAAATAAAATTCGAATTGTTCGAAACCCAGATAATAAACTTATAGTGTGTATGCCTAATAGGAAAAATATAACTGGAGAATGGGAAGATGTAGTTCATCCTATAAATTCGGAACTCCGTAATACAATCACTGAGCTTATCATTGAGGTTTACTCGTGGAAAGTAAAGACTCAAAAATAGACGAGTACCTTCAAAACTTAGAAGATCCAAAATTCTATATTGAATCTAATCTATCTATTATCAATAAAGATTCCCAAGATGTTCCATTTATTTTCAATCCAATTCAAAACCGATTTATGGAAGAGCGTGCTGGTCCTACAATAATCGGTAAAGCTAAAATATTTCTTGATGCAATTCTTAAAGCCCGGAAAGAGGGTTTCTCTTCATTAATAGCAGCTATATGGCTACATGCTTGTGTTTTCCAAAAAAACACAAAAGCGGTTATAATGAGCGAAGAGGATGGGGCAACTAAAAGACTCTTAGAGCGTGTTGATTATTATATTAAAAGCTCTAAAATCAAAATAAAACTTGGCACTGATTCTAAAGAAGGGTATAGTTTTCCGGAAACTAATTCTACTATGTGGATAGGAACAGCAGGACAGAAAGCTTTTGGCCGTGGTGATGATATAACTCACTTACATTGTTCTGAATATCTCTTTTATCCTAATTTTGGAATCTTAACCGGCGTTCAAGAAGCTATGAGAAATGGTGGATGGTGTGTTCTCGAATCTACCGCTAATGGTTCCGGGACTGAAGGGCATAAGTTCTGGGAAGAGAAAAACAATTTTAAAAAGCATTTCTACGGCTGGCAAGATGATCCTCAATATTGCAGCCCTGATAATACTCCATTCGAATTAGACCCATATGAGAAAGCTATTAAAGAATCCTTAAATCTTTCGTACGGGCAATTACGCTGGGCGCGGCAGAAAAAAGCAAGTATGATTAAGCAGTATGACTTTCCTCAAGAATACCCAGCAAACGAAGCCGAAGCTTTTCTCACAAGTGGAGCAAAAGTATTTCCATGGCCGGACATT